TGTACGCTAAGATTCAAGAAAGGAAGAACAGCAAAGAATTTGCTTAATTCCAAAGTGTGAAGTATTCCAGTAACGAGGACTGGGCCATGCACTCTAAACATATGGCAAACGGGCGGCGACTAGGATGAAATCCCTTGTGTGGGAGGAAAAATTAGTTCGTATTAAAGCACATACTTGCCTGACCGTAAACGTCGTGGTAAACTACTAGAGAAAGGGGTTCGAATCCCCGGGACTGGTGTGTGCTTTAATACACACATTGAGCTGGCGTGGACTGAAATGTCGCAGACAGTGTGTTTAATATTTTTTTGGATGTGCGGTCGACGTTGGAGTGTCACTGCCGGCTGTAACCCGGTTGCCGCAAGGCTTAGTAAGTTCGAATCTTACCACATCCACCAAGTTTGTTCCCTGATAGTGTAATGGTAGCACAACACACTTTGACTGTGTCGGTCTAGGTTCGAATCCTAGTCGGGGTGCCAAATTGGAGTAGAAGCATCAATGGTGATGCAGTGGACTGTAAATCCGCCGCCTTCGGGCACGCCTGGTTCGATCCCAGGATACTCCACCAAATTATAAGTAATAGGTTACTACAAGGACCTATTATGAAAACTTTACTACAAAATCGATTCACAACCAAATGGTGGGATTACACCCGTCCAATTGAATCGTCTAAGCTGGAAGAGTTGTATGAATGCATACGACTAGCACCTTCTAAAAATGGTGACTACTGTTTTGAAATTTATGCCATTGGTGACACTGCTGAAGGTGATGAATTCAAACAGTGGCTTTACTGGGAAAACACTTATTGCCTAGACACTGTTCGTGGCAAGAAAGGTCCAGGCCTAAAAAGATTTAATGGTCAAGTAATTGCACCATTGGTCTTAATGTGGGTAGCCATTGATGATCATACTGATACCAGACACGATTGTATTGTAAGTTCTACAGTGGCCATGCTTAGTGCAGAAAGCCTAGGCTTACAAACTGGTTTCAATGGTTGTATAGGCGAAACAGAAATAGCCAGCAGGTTAAACATCGCAGGCAAGCCCATAATGACACTGGGCATTGGCTATGCAGGCGAGTTTGACAAAGAAGAACAACGTAAAGTATTTGACGATAACGGAAACCATGTGGGTTTTGATTATGCTAACGTACCACCCAGTATGAGTACGCATACTCGTAAAAATAGACCCACAGTAGAAAAGTTATTCAAAACGATTTAATATCTCTCTGATGTAATGGCAGCATAGCGGTCTCCAAAACCGTTCGTTGGGGTTCGAGTCCCTAGGGGGATGCCAATAATGGGAAGTAATGCAGGGGTGTTGGTACCCCGACCAGCCTTGAAAACTGGGTCCTGGTGATGAGCCGGGTGGGGTTCGACTCCTCTGCTTCCCGCCAAATAATGCACCAATAGCTTAATGGTAAAGCGTTCGACTCATAATCGATTGAGTCTTGGTTCAATTCCAAGTTGGTGCACCAAAGTTTTGTTTATGTGTGTACGGTTACCCTTATGTGATACGCGAGTCAACCAAGCCGCTTGTGTATGTACTTGAAGCCCGTAGCAAGCCCGAACGTAATAGCAGTAGGGTTCAGCGCATGCCTTGGATAGTGTGTGACGATAAACAAATTCAATATAGTGAGCTGACAGAGTCCGGCTAATCGTGCCTCCCTGCTAAGGAGTGCGTCCCGTAAAGGGGCACAAGGGTTCGAATCCCTTGCTCACTGCCAATTATTTTTAGACTTATTAGGTGTGGCCATGTTGTAATGGTAGCAACCTAGACTGTGACTCTGGTAGTTCGGGTTCGAGCCCCGATGGTCACCCCTAATAAGTTTTTGTTCCTTTAGCTGATGTGGTCATAGCAGCGGTCTGAAAAGCCGATGAAGCAGGTTCGATCCCTGCAGGGGACACCAAGTTTTGTAAGAGTTAGCAAGAGAAAGTCACGCTGTTTAGGTTTCTTCGAAGGACCAACGCAGTAGAAGGAAATGGGTTCAACTCCCAGCTACTCGGAAGGGTAGTGTCCGTAATGGGGACTAATCTGGACCGGTATCTCAAGTAACACACCCTGGAAGAACTCGATGTGAATTGCTAGCGTTGCACATCTAAATCATAGAACTAACCTGAGGGTCTATGCTTACAAATTCAATTTGCGTCTGTAGTATAATGGATAATACACTGGTCTACGAAGCCGGGGATTGTGGTTCGATTCCATACAGACGCACCAATTTTATTCCTCTATAGTTAAATGGTATAACAGTCGGCTGATAACCGGCCATCACAAGTTCAATTCTTGTTGGAGGAACCAATTTTTATCACTGTGTTTAGCGGGTCTGCGCAAGCCTAGCCAATAGATGGGAATGTGTATTTCGACGTACACCACAGTGGCCAGTTTATCTCTCTAAAGCGTTATCAGGTTGCGTACACGGTTTGGGGCCGTGTGGTCTAGGTTCGAATCCTAGTAGGGAGACCAATTTTATGCCTTGGTAGTTTAATGGTAGAACTGCGGTGTTACATACCGCTGACGGGAGTTCGATTCTCCAACAAGGTACCAATGCCCCTGTGATGGAATTGGTATACGTGCTTGACTCAAAATCAAGATTTTGCGGGTTCGAGTCCCGCTGGGGGCACCAGTTTCGCTCTTGTAGTTTAATGGTAGAACGCCTTCTTGGTATGGAGGTAACGATAGTTCGATTCTATCCAAGAGCACCAATCAAATGCGACGACCGTCTTTTAATCGACGTTGAGCCATCATAACACGTTTTGGAACTACGGCAGCAATTTCTTCGTAGTCATCCATGTCGATAGCATCGCAGTCGGATCCAACTTCGACAAGTTTCTCTACAACAAAATGTAGAATCTCATCAGACACAACGTCTTCGCGAATCAATTCTAATACACGAATAAGTGCAGGAATGTTAAACGTTACCGTTGGTTGGTTAGATTCAGTAGAGTCGTCATCTGTTTCGACTTCAGTTTCAACCTCAGGTGCGGCGTCGGTGGTTTCAGTTTGACGATATAATAAGCCATTGCGACCTCTTACCATTGATTGACGTGATTTGTAATATGACATATTGTGTCTCCTTGTGTTATTGACACAATTACTTAAAACGAAACTTTAGATATACAGTACTACCCATGTGGTAGTTGTGCTTCATATGTACGGGTGCCCGAGCGGCCTAAGGGGACTGATTGCAAACCAGTTATTCGTGAGTTCAAATCTCACCCCGTATTCCATTATGCCAAGAGTTCTAACTTTAACGAGTAACTGTTGGTAACTGCTATATTGTGTTTGTTGCACTGTGTTGCCAAAAACGAATACAGCTCTTTGTCTGAATTACAAGGTACTATGTAGTCATAGCACAAGTCAAGTATCAGTTTGGGTGTAACATTGTCTAATGATAGTGACTTGTAATTATAAGGCAAGTTTAGATTGACCATGCAGCCGGTCACATTACCACCCAGCAAATAAATTTTACTTGGTGGTGCATGGTCTTTGAACGCAGCCGTCAACGTTTCTCCAGGCTGTAGGTTATAGAAAGAACCCAAGCGTGTTTTGGTAGTTACCAAATCGCGATAGTAGTCGATATCATTTTGAGAAGGGTTTGGGTGGTTGTATGCCCAAACAAATCTAAAGTGTCTTGGCTTTTTGACAGCACCTAGCAACAGGTTGAGTTCCTTAAAAAACTTGACTTGGGCAACAAACGCACTTTTCATTTGATCCGACTCGTGCCCCTTGACATTGAAGGAGCCAGTGTTTTGATCAATGAAGACGAAGTAAATCATATACTGGTACTTATGTGTCAGAAAGTGGTTGACAACAGTCAAGAATGACTGTATAATTAAGACTTAAACAAAAGAGGTAATGACATGAAACGTTCAGGTAAACTGTAGTGTCATCCTAGACCCCCGTATGGTCCTGGATGGCACGTAAAAGACAATCATTTACGATCCATCCCTTCAAGATGTTACTGGTTAGCATACCGGACTCTTAATCCGAGAAGTCTGAGTTCGAATCTCAGTGGAGGGACCATATGGGGGTATAATTCAAAGGCTAGAATAGCCGGCTTTTAACCGGTCTATCAGGGTTCGAGTCCCTGTGCCCCTACCATATAAAAACACATTAGAGAAGAAACTCCATATCACCCGGGAAGGATATGGTTTGACGGCACAGACTAGGAGGTGTAGCAATACATCGGCGATGCTTGCTAGTGTGTTTTTATATGGTAAAAACAGGAGTAATTAACCTGTCCATGTTCGGAAGTCATGACTCCGAAGAATCCGTGTTCTTCTAAGTGGTAAGAAAGGCCCATTATGGGGCCGAATGTAGGTTTCAATGCCCTACACACAATGGATTCCATATTGAAGTACATTCATCATTGGTAGTTGGCCTTGAGAGGTTGGTAGCCTGGACCACACTACGAAGCAGCCTAACCAGCGCGATGAAAAGGATCTTGATTCCGAGAGTGTGCTTCAATATGGTATAGCTTGCAAGGTCGCTCCTTGCCGCAAACGGCAGCGTCAGTCGTGACATCCCGGGAGAGACCAGGGCCATGGTAACGTAGCATTAAGGCAATGCGCCACCTTCATACGGTGTCAAAAGTGAGTTCGATTCTCACCGTTACCACCAGTTTTATTCCACGGTCGTATTCTTGGTGAGTACCCCCGGCTGTTAACCGGAAGAGCTAGGTTCGAATCCTAGTCGTGGAGCCAGTATTTCGGTCCTTGGTGAAATGGATATCATCTCTGTCTTCGAAACAGAGGGTGGGAGTTCGATCCTCTCAGGACCGGCCAAGTTTTGTGTGTTTCGTATAAATGTTAGGGAGGCGTAACAACCTCCGGATACAGGTTCGAATCCTGTAACACACAATCAAGTTTCGAGATAGACGTAGAAGTTGAGTCCCCGGTGCGCTAGGTCCCTTTTCTTGTGACTGACACGCCAGTAGCAACATTGGGTAGCATAAACTCCTTCATACGAGACAAGCTGATGAGTCCTTGAGAAAGATAGTCGGTCTCTCGAAAACCTATTGTACGTTAGTAGAACTGTAAAGTTGACAAACAGCAGTAAGTAATTTACTATGGCACTACCACCTGTAAACTTACCTTTGCCTGCACCATCCAATAGGATCACAGAATATCAAGTTGATGTGACCAGTAGCAGTAACTTAGGTTCTATTAATCACAGAATACTAATCACCAGAGTTGGCCCAATTAATCCGCCTCAAACATTTGAAATGTTATTAACAGATGAGCAGTGGGCAGTTTGGCGTCAGTTGTTTAACCCATATTAAATTTTATTTGGCTGCAGCCTATTACTTTTAGTCTATAAGTATGGTATAGGAGAATAGCATGGAATACAATATGCAGGTCATTGACAAAGCAGTTTCTGAGGAATTACAAAAAAGAGTGTACACTTATCTTTTAAACTCTAGATGGTGTACTGCCTGGAAGCCAGTTGGTAAAGTAAGTTATGTAAATTATACACCAGCAATAGATTCTGAAGTGGCTTATTTCCGAGCAATGGCTCGACCAAACTTTGCAACTTTTCAGCATCGAGCAGGCTTTGCAAGTGACGAAGAAAGTTTAAAAGCTCATCCCGTATTATTTGAATTATGGAATGTGATCAATTCTGCCTTGGGCAATCAGTTTGAATTGACTGGGCACCCAGAGGAAATTCCTTCTGATCCAAATGACCCAACTTGGGAACCACCACAACCAGCAGATACTAATTTGTCAGCAGGCTGGCGAGTATATGCAAACGGTCAAACAGACGAAACACAAAAGCGAACACATGGCGTTCACAGAGACAGCCCATTTGTAAATGACAATAAATTTTGGACAATATTATTTTGTGCCAATCCCGAATGGTACCCAACCTGGTTAGGTGATTGTGTTTACTACCCAGATGATGTTGCAGGAGTTACCGGTGATCGCCAGCAGTACCAAAATATGAATGGTGGGCATAATCAAAATAGAAATTTCCCAGTAGGCTGGGCTAACAAAATTGTAAGTCCTGTGCCAGGTCGAATTATTGCTTATGATGGCCGCACATTGCATACCACTCACCCAACAGCCGCTTGGTGCCCAGTTCAGCGCCGCGTCGTTGCATTTAGAGTTAGTAAAAAACAAACAACTTAACAGGAGGCTATCATGCCATGGATTGAAAACGTAGCAGCCGCAGACATACCAACTCGTTTCCACCACGAAGCTGGTCCTAACTCAATGCTGATCAGCATTGTTGACCCTGCCAGTTGGAGACCCGAGGCTGCGCATGAATTCAAGGAGCGTCACAACTTTGAGTTCTTGGATATTGAAAAGAATGACTTTGCTCTAGACGAAGCCATGCGATGCAGTCAAGAGCAAGCTGACGAATTGGTTCGCTTGCTGAAGCATGCATTGGAAAATAAGATGAACGTTGTGGTTCATTGTTTTGCGGGCATTTGCCGTAGTGGCGCAGTTTGTGAAGTTGGTGTGATGATGGGGTTTGAAGACACTGGTCGCTTCCGTAGTCCTAACTTACTGGTCAAGCATCGCATGATGAAGGCCCTGGGCTGGACCTACGATGAGGATGAAAAGCCCAACATTGACGACTGGCGCACTTTCAAAAATAATCTGTAAATAGCTTGACAAGGTTGGGAACCTGTGCTATAATAACGTTATTAAACAACGAAAGGCATCAAATGGCTGGCAAAGCAAAATCAGTGTACTTGACAATCACAGTAAAAGGACAGTTTAAAACTGTTTTTAACAAGGTATTTTTTGATGCCAAGGCATACAACGAGTATGTCAAGTCAGACGAGTTCAAAGCCAAATGGCCTGCCGCAGAGTTTGATATTGTGAAAGAAGTTTACTAATGGAAATTTCCCGGGCCGAGCAAAGCATTATCAAGTATAATGCTGAGCAGTATCGACTACAGCAAATAAGAGTGGAAGATAATCGCGCCCGAGATTATGCCAAGATTATTGAAAGACGCAATCGAGAACGCGAAATTGCAGAACGAGTATCAAGGAATATTTGTTTAGATTTAGATAAGGGTAGAAATATTGACATAGAATGTTAAAGGAATAAATGTATAAGATAATAGGAAAAGAAGAAGAATTTAAAGTGCTAACATTAGCAGAAGCAATGAATGTTGCCAAGTCCCTAAACGAGTTTGTGACTATAACAGGTCCAGACTTTGAAATTGTGGGAATGTTTGGAGTAGATAGCATAGTAGACGGGTTATGCCCCGACGGTGTTAAATACGATTGGAACAAGGCCAGCAGAATTGGTCGTGTTAAAAAGGAGCGTGTATGAAACGTGTAATTGAAGTCCGTGCTGCCGAAGGTGGCGAAGACTCGAAACTATTTGTGAAAGATTTGGCGCAAGCCTATATTAAATTTGCTCAAAGCAAAGGCTGAGCTACCCGCCTGATAAATGAATATCTTGGCGAAGTTCATATCTTAGTCGAGGGTACTGATTTATCTGGCTTGTACAATGAATCGGGAGGACACAGAATACAACGTGTTCCGCCCACAGAGCGCAAGGGCAGAGTGCATACCAGCACAGTCACAGTGGCTATCACTGACCCAGCAGAAGTTACCACAGTCGTAAAAGAAAGCGATTTACGCATTGAATGGTACTCGGGAACAGGTGCAGGTGGACAACACCGAAACAAGCACCAAAACAGTTGCCGCATCACACATATACCCACTGGCACAGTAGCAACAGCACAATGTCGCAGTAGGCAAAATAGCCAGGATCAAGCCATGGGTACTATCCATAAAGTGGTTGACAATCTGGCAAAGAGCCAGTATAATAATGTCATAGCAAGCAACAGACGAGAACAAGTTGGTTCTGGTATGCGAGGAGACAAAATTCGCACCTATCGATTTCAAGATGATAGAGTCCAAGACCATGTAACAAATAAAGTAGCCAGCACCAAACGAGTGCTCAGCGGCAATTTTGATTTGCTGTGGTAAACAAAAGGAATTGAAATGAAAACATGGATCACAAGTGACTTGCACTTTGGGCACAAGAACATTATGAGTTTTTGCCCAGAAACGCGAGCACGATTTAACCGTGACGTTGACTATATGAACAACGCCATGGTAGAAGAATGGAACGCCCGGGTGCAACCCGAAGACACAGTTTACATCTTAGGTGATGTGGCATTTATGTCGGGTAGTGTAGCAGGTCGAACAATGCAACGTTTGAACGGCGACAAGATCTTGATTGAAGGTAATCACGATCGCAAGACATTGCAGGACGCAACATTCCGTAGAGCGTTCAAGGAAGTTCACAAGTATTTAGACATTACATATGATGGTCACAAGTGCGTGATGTTTCACTATCCAATTGCCGAGTGGGATCAAATGCACCGCGGAGCATTGCACTTTCATGGTCACTTGCACGGTGGTACAAGTGGGTTAGAAAAGTATCGTGCGTTAGACGTAGGTATGGACTCAACTGGAGAAATTGTAATCTCTATGGAACGTGCTATCAATCGAATCAAAGACAACGAAATTAAGGGTCATCATGTTTAAAGATGAATTGAAGGAGTATGTGGCTTCGTCTAACCTGGTTAACATGCGGGAATGTGGCGACGGTATCTACGTACTGAAATATAAGAAGCGTGTGTTCTATGACAATCTGTGGAACCAATACATTGCCGAATGTCGCGGAAGTATTGTGGATGCTGACTTTAATCTAATTACATATCCATTCACAAAGATTTACAACTATGGTATTGAAAAGGAAGCACCAGTGCTGGCCGCAGATACCAAAGTTACAGCATTCCGCAAGGTCAACGGCTTTATGGTTGCTTGCTCTTGGCACAATGGAGATGTATTAGTGTCTACTACTGGTAGCACAGACAGCCCTTATGTTGCAATGGCCCGAGAAATGATGCTAACGCACATGTCCTGGGCAGACTGGCAGTTGGGGTTTACCAAGTCAGACATGGATGGTATGACTGTGATGTTTGAATGTGTTCATCCCGACGACCCACACATCATTCCAGAAGTGCCAGGTATGTATGTACTAGGCTATCGTGAAAACGAGTTTGGCTCCAAGGTTGGACACGACAAAGATACACTGTGGCTCCTGGGCAAAGTGTTTAACTGCCATGTTCCTGAAGTTGTAGAAACTACTGTGGGCGACCTGGTACAAGCAACCAAGAACGTCAAGTACGAAGGTTATGTTTTCTATACAGCAGACGGTGTAAGTGCTAAAATCAAAAGTCCTTACTATTTGACTTCAAAGTGGGTAGCACGTAATCCTCGTACAGACAAGCTGGTGGACATGAACCGGGACATCAAGCAAAACTTAGACGAAGAATACTACCCGCTGGTAGACGCTATTCGTGCTAACATTGCAGAGTACACTGCCTTGGACGAGCAAGCTCGTTTAGAATGGGTGCGTAACTATATGGAGACTGTATGAAAGATGAAAGTCATTTACCAGTAACTGAACAAAGTCTAGTCTTTCGTCTGCGTAAGCGGGCAGAGATTAGACGTCAGATTCAAGGGCGCAAGAGTGTAGAAGAAGGCAAACCTGATCGTATTGCGGACCTGTTAGAAGAAGCTGCCAATGAGATTGAACGTTTAATGAGATAATTGATGCGGCGCTAATATCGCAACCATCATCTCATAGGGAATCATCTTGGGTGTTTCACCTTTAATGGCCAGGGTCATTGATACACAGTATCTTGAATCGTTTGCAGTCGTTATGTTGTGTGGAATGCCAGTCTGGGCAATGTTATATCCCTTTAGGTTACTGCTACCAACTAGTGTGACCTCATCGGGCTGAAAACTGGTAAATTTGTTTCTACCAGTGGGCTCATATGGTTTATGTACAATGGGTTGATACCAATGCATCTGACTACCTTCTCCTCCACCAATGTAATTTATCTTGGCCATGTTGTTGGGAACCATATACGCATCAGGCTCACCATCAATATGAATCATACTGGTGCGGTTAGCAGGAGTGCAAAACAGCTCGGCGAAACGTATGCATAAGTTACATTGGTCCAATAATTCAACTAATTCGGGCCTGATATGCTTGGATACATTTAGTGCTAGACGAAACTGTCTGTCCGGATTTATTGACTTGTGGTAGTTCATTAGATCAAGACCAGACTGACCAAGCGGTTCCGGCAAAATATTAAGTGCAGTATAGTAGGTCATGTCAATATTTATAAAATTGTTGTTGACAGCAAGTGATAACTATGTTATAATACATACATAGCAAAGAACAAAGGAGCGTTGGCCGACCGGTTAAGGCAACAGAATACCATTAACAGATGCGTCATCTGCTAAATAAACACAGCAGGAGACAAGTATGAATGTTAATGAAAAGGGTAATCTGGGACTTATAAAAGTTATAGGCGATCTGTACTTAAAGGGGTTTACCGCATTTACTCCGTTTGATGATTACAATCCGGTTGATTGTATTGCATTAGACAGCGATGGAAAAGCGTTTAGACTTCAGATAAAATACAGATCTCCGGGCAGAGGCGACAAATATGAAATATCAGCATCTTCGATGGTAAACGGAAAAGGTGTTGCTATTAATCGTGATCTAATCGATTGTTGGGCAGTTTATTTGTCTGACATAGATAGAGTAGTTTACATGCCTATTACTATAATGGACGGTAAAAAAGTTCATTATATTACTAGGCAGCAGGTAGAAGAATTAAGTTCTATACCTTGTTAGATTTTTTGGAACGGTCCCATAATGGTATTGGAGCGGATTGCTAATCCGTCGAGTGGTGAAAGCCGCTTTCTGAGTTCGAGTCTCAGTCGTTCCGCCAATTTTTTAGTTAATTTTACAACCAGAAAGACTATGATGATTAAGCCAGGAAAAACATTTAAGTTGAGCAAGCAAACAAAACGTTTGATGTGTTCTATTGTAGACGCACATGCTCGTAATGCGTTCAAACATGCCATGATCCAAGCCGAGCTTGCAGCCGGTGTGATCATTAAACGCGAGCCACGTGAAGCTCGCAAGTGATTGTAAATGTTTGAAATTATTAGAGAGTCGTCGCCTTATTTTACTACGTTTAAGTACGCAGAATTCGATAAGGTAAAACAGCAATGCTTGGAGTCATTGCAAAAAATTGACTCTACTAAAAATTTCATTTGGCATTTAGATGAGGAGCTAGCAAGTCTCCTGGCCCCAACTATTAGTCTCTTAGAGCTATTAGGGTTGAGTAGGAAACGCATGGTGTTATTTGTAAGCCGCCCGGGTTACAGAGATAATCCTCATAAAGATGGTGACAATCATCTATTCGGTATCAATTTTATGATACAGGTGCCTGACGATAAGTGCATTACAAGTTGGTATGCAGATGAAACTCTTGCTAATGCCCCAACTTGTGTTGTACATCAAAATGGCAAAGAGTTGCGAAAAATTGAAAAGCCACCAGAGGGGAAATATCCAACATTGTTTCAAACTGTGTTTGAGCAAGGTGAGTGCGTTTTGTTTAATACCAGCATTTATCATGACTGGAATAATAAATCAACATCATCAACAGATAGGGTAGTTCTAACATTAAGACCATTTGAAAATTCAATGACTTATGCAGAAGCACACGCTATTCTTTTTGGCAACTAATTTACTGGCGTTAGTATAATGGATAATACAGCGAGCTTCTACCTCGCGAATGTGGGTTCGATTCCTGCACGCCGGACCATAGTTTTATTTGCATTTGCCTTGTTGTTTTCAGCGGGAGCATTTGCTAAATCAAAACCAGTCGCACCGCCTGCTCCTGAAGCACGAGCGGTGCTTCTTTTTGACCAAGAAACCAAGACAGTAGTAGAGGGAATCAACATTCACGAACGGTTGCCTATTGCCAGTGTTTCAAAGTTGGTTACAGCCTATGTGGTACTAGAAAGTCATGCTGACTTAGATGAAAAGGTAAAAATCCTACCGTCATCAATTGAGCACAGCAAAATACTTCGTGTTGGATCAATGGTTACTCGCCGTGAATTATTATACATGGCTCTTATTGCGTCGGATAACTTGGCCGCACGAATGTTGGCGTCGGCACATCCCAGCGGCTATGAAAATTTTATTGCCACAATGAATACTACTGTAAAGTTATTGGGCATGAAAGACACAGGCTTTGCTGATGCATCTGGTCTAAGCGTATTCAATACCAGTACAGCATGGGACCTGCATATCCTAAACACAGCCATTGTCAAGTACAGTATCTTTAATGACACAGCAATGAGCAAAACAGCAACGCAACAAGTTGAAGGTGCTCGCGGCAAGATCAAGCAATTTATAATGCGAAACACTTCTGCCCTGGCTGGCGAATTTGATTTACAACTTGGTAAGACCGGATTTACCAATGCGGCCCGATGGTGTATTGATATGCAAGTGCGTCATGCTGGCAAGTCATTTGATGTTATTGTACTTGGGTCACCTTCTAAAGAAGTGCGAAACCGGTTAGCAAAAAAGCTGATCCAAAAATACACAAATGGATTCATTGGCATAACAGTAATTGATAAGATCGAGCAAATTGATACTAGCGTGGCCTACTAAGTAGCGCATGTCAGTTTATTCCTTTAAAACACTTGAACCCACTATTGACCCTACCGCATACATACAAGATGCGGCAACTGTAATTGGTGATTGTACCATTGGTTTAGGTTGCAGTATTTGGCCCTCAGCCGTGCTTCGCGGAGATAACGACAGCATTACACTTGCATCAAATGTAAACATACAAGACGGTGCAGTCATTCATGTTGATACTGGTCATCCAGCAACGCTACATGATGGCGTCAGCATTGGGCATTTGGCAATGGTACACGGCGCTACCATTGGAGAGAATACACTAATTGGCATGCAAGCAATCATATTAAACGATGCTGTGATTGGCCGGAACTGTATCATTGGGGCTAACACAGTGATAGCCGCAGGAAAAATTATACCTGACAATTCCCTTGTTGTAGGAACACCAGGGAAGATTGTTAGAGAAGTAACCGCAGAAGAAATTGCCAGCAATAAACAAAACGCTCTAAACTATTCTGCCAAAGCAAACGAGTATAAAACAGGGTTGGTAAAAATAAAATGAATAAGAAATATCCGTTTTGGGCACGAGCTCGACATCATTTACAACACAGTAACATGGGTTACTGGTATCATTGCGGGCATAGTTTTTACAATGGCACACGATTGTTGTTGTTGGTATTGAGTAGCTTTGTACATGGATTGTTTCCATGGTTGTTTAAGTTTCATGCCGCACATGGTGTTATGAGAATATACGAAGAACTAAAGCGTATGCCTCATTTACGTGAAGCACAGATTCGTATTGCACGAGAAGTTGAAGAAGAATTGTCAAAGAAGGAAAAATAATATGTGGGAAAAAACATCAGATGCTAAGACTGCACATTTTCATATGAACTTGTTTCGTAAGAGAACAAATAGCAATGCATACTATAGTCCAGGCGTTGATAGATTCTTTGCAGTTGATTCCTTGGATCCATATTCCAGTTTAGAAATTGCTCAAATTTTGAGTAGTAAGGTCCCTGGTATTGCAGTATGTTTATTGGCAGTAGATGATCTTTGGTTTGACAATGAAACTGCACATCAACACACACTAAGAGATAAAAATGTTTTTGCTGTTGGTGCAAGTATTTTGTTCAGTCGTCAAATGCCAACAGTTCGTAAATTTCCTCCCAACAGTGTTATCAAAGTTGAACAGCCATCTGAAGATTTTAAAGTCGGCAATAATGCAATTGCATTCCAAGAATTGCAAGAGTACGCAAGATTTGTAATACAAGCGTACCATGCATCTAAGATTGCCAACATGTACTTTAACAGCCTTCCAATGGAAGAGTACGCAAGAGAACTATTGGCTGGACAGGTACCAGCAGAATTTGAAACTCCAGTGGATAACATAAATGGAACTCTAAAGACAGGCGTGCATAGAGAGATTACTAAAATTCTATACACAAGCAACAATTCTGCCGAAGCCCTTGAACGTATAAATGTAATGTGGAGAGAAAACAACACTCCGCTGACACTTTATTGGAGAGCACAATTTTACAACTTGCTAGACGTTCCATTGCCTGCAGAATTTGGCAACGGGCAGTTTAATCTAGATCGTTATTCAGGATACATTTTATGAGCATTCAATTAAACGAAACACTATACTTTAGTTCAATCAACTTCAACGGAGTCCATAATGATTTTTGGACTGCATGCTATAACGAAACAGGTGACGGTGGCAAATTTGCAATTGATCTAGCTCGTAGATTAAATCCCAATAGGTACGTGACTCGTGACAGTTCTGAATGGACTAATCCTTGGCCGCAAGAGATTATACCCAAGTATGCAATGGTACCATATGATTCATCTTTCAAACTCAACTTCAGTGAAGTAAGCGATCTAAAAGCATTGGACTTTAAAGCTCGTATCAACACAAAGAACGAACGCTTTGCAATGATGTATTCCGGCGGCATTGATAGTACAACTATGGTGGTTGCATTATTAAAGAATTTAACAGTAGAAGAATTGAAAAATGTCAGTATCTGTACAAGTATTCCTGCTATTGTCGAGAACCCAGTGTTTTGGGAAAAGTTTATCTATGGTAAATTTGAAATCATAGACTCGATGGCCAATAAGTATCACGACCTAATTACTCGTGGATATACCCCAGTTACAGCAGACGACGGTGACTGCATTTTTGGAACAGTATTTGGTATTGGTCTCTACCATAACTGGGAAGTTGTTGCAAACAAGGCTGGCTTCACAGAATCACGCAAGGCTGAGATTCGTGCTATTATGCCTCGCTTTAGTGATCCGGAAGTACACTATACACAGTTTGCAGATTTACTAACAGCATACTTTGGCATTCCACCTGATCAAAAGTTTCCTATTGTTGGCCAAGCAGTACCTAATCCAAAATTTGGTAAGTTGTTGTATGACAAGTTTGCCCGCAATGCACAAACAGCAACAGTTCCTATTAATAGTTTGCACGACTTCTTTTGGTGGCTAATCTTCAACGTTAAGATGCTTAACTGTGGAGTACGTGGTGCATTGTACTATAATGATCACATTGAACCTGAACGTGCTATTCATACTATTGAAAACTGGTACAACGATCCATTGTATCAAAATTGGTCAATGAACAATAATAACAATGGTACAAAGATAGGTCACACGGCAGCTACATACAAGCAAGCGGCACGTGATTACATTTATGATTTTGATCGTAATCCATGGTACCGCAGTTTTAAACTAAAACTTGAAAGCATGGCGTTAAATGTAGTTCGACAAGATATCCAAATTGACAGTCCAATGGGTCGCCCAACAAGCAGATTTGGTATTACCAAGGATTATGAGCTATTAACATTAGAACAGCCAGACGTACAAGAGTACATCAGGCATCATTTAAATAATTTTCAAATTACCTGGAGTGAATAATGAAATATCTATTAGAAGACACAGTAGACGGCCAAGGTGATGCCGTAAAAGTGTGGCACAGCGATTATGTTGGCCAAAACCTAGCAGTTAGCGCAATGTATCTACGTGCAACTGCTTTCTTGGTTGATCGAGGCTGGGCAATGGCACCATTTAATTTGGTTGCAAATCAGCACAAGGTTATTTGGGTTGAAGATGAAAACGGCACTCCAATGGGCGGTGTGATTTATGAATACCATGCACACAACAAACAAGGTTGGATTGTGTTAATCTTCACCGATGAGCAATTTAGAGGACGCAGAGTGTATTCTATCTTGCAACGTAATTTAGAAAACATAACCATCCAGTCTGGTGGAACATCTATTGCAAGTTTGGCACACAAGGATAATGAATCGAGACTAAAAGCAGGTACACGAGAAGGAATGAACCCACAGTTTCTTCGCTTGTACAAAGACTTGACCCCGGAGTTGTTGCAACGCAAAACGGAAATGGTAAAAGCCAGTGGCAAGAGCTGGAATGAACTTAATAATGAAAAGTGGTTGACACCGGGTCCACGTTAAAATGGCCAGGAACTTGAAGATCTAACGCTTAATATAAGTCTTGGATTGGCCCCAGTCCAGTTTAGTGCATGGAGTATATCAGTTCTAACAAAACTGGCATACTCCTGTTTTCTTGACAGCGCATTGGATTTAGTTGTTGGCTCGCCTAATGCTTGCCATCGTTCAGTAGGAGTAGAACCATCCACTTGAAGACGCCCAACTATTTGTCCGCTTGGATTGGTAAACTTTTCATTGGTTATACGAGGATCTGTTCGATCAATGTTCCACCAAACCATTTCAGTGTCCTCGTCGCCGTTCATCAAAATGTTAAAGCGAATAGGAATATTGGTTTCAGTGCCGTCACCACCAGTGGTATCAATGTGCGGATTACCAAGTACCGTGCTTCGAGCTTGAGGCAACTGCTTGTAAATGAATAGTTGTGGATATGGATCAGTTATAGCATAGGTTTGTAAGAATTTAACTATTTCGTCCCATGCCGAGCTTTGTATAAACTGTTCATAATCTGAGTCTTGGAACTTGACCAATGCACTTGGTGCAAGAGCATTTGATTGATAGTTGGCCACAATTGGATCAAAGAACTGTTGAAGCCAGGCCCATGACTGATCTGAAAACTTAAAGGGTACCGTATGATAGCAATTCATACGATATTTATAAATAGGTTGACACGATAGTAAAGTTAGTATATAATTGTAAAACATAAGGAGTGATTATGATCGTACATATCAAGGTTGGAGTAGCAAAAGAAAACGGCAAGTGGGTAGGACGTTGGTCCAATTCTGAAAGCGAAGTACTGCATCCAAATGAAATTCTGGCAAATCGTCGGGAAGAACTTGAACGTAAAATGGACAAGGCACTACGTTTGGCGTTTCCCAAAGCCAGTTATATTGTACAGCATCGTGAGGTGCTTGATGCGTAATTTAGAAGCAGAAGCAAAGTCAACCCAGCGGCTATTTGCCTTTACTGGTTTGATGTTTTTATTTGGGTTGGTTGCACTGGCCATTGGCACTGAAATGATAGTGCTGGACTACTGGGACACAGATCCAACTGGTTTTTGGATCTGGCAAGGCATTTGGTTTATTGTTGTATCCTTTGTTTTGGGCATGCTTGCACAAGTGGGACGTAGAAAGCCATAATGGCAATTGCAACACACAAAGGTATGCCAATTGGACCCTGGCGTACTGATATTAAAACCAATCATTGGTTAGTCTATAAAACATTTGTCACTTATGACGATGATGGGGCAAACAGTTATATCCAACTGCAACAGCACATGCGCCTTACATTACAACAAGCAATCGCTGAACTTGAAGAGCATAAAATTAGTGTAGTCAATGCTCAATCTGGCGAAATGTTTGATCCAAGATCCTTTGAAACAGTGTATAAGTTGGCAATTGGTTTTGAATGTCGAGAAGACTTGGTCATGGCCAAATTGGTGCTAAAATGCGACGAGTAAGATTAGTAAATTTGGCCTTAGGCGATCCAGATGATGTAGAAATCTATGCTGGTGCCGCAGTATGGGATTGGATGCAACGACCCGAGTTTGAACGTCTTAAAGAGTTTAACATTTCAGCAGACAAAATGATCTGGACCCGTGGTCCAATGCACTCGCACAGTATTACTATTGATGTTTGGACCGATGTAGATGAGCAGACAGCAATTTTACTCAAGTTGTCCGGATTGTGTCAACTTTAATGTAAGCTGTGGCGTTATAATAGTATACAGACAATAATGTGTGTATACAACTTAAAAGGTAATTTTATGAAAATCGTATCCGCTCTAATCGCAACTATGTTTGCCGCTTCTGCATTTGCCGCTGAGCC